CTACCCTCTTTTGTTTTTATGATAAGAAAATTTGTCGTATTTGACCACCGATTCGGTGATGATATTACTAAGTAAGTTAGATATCTCCGTTTTAAATTCGTCGTCTCTAATTTCGTAATTTTTGGTGGTGAATAAGGTTATTTCACAATTCATGAATGATTTCTTATCCTGTTCTAACCCACTTGCTCGAATATCTAAGTCCACGATAAACCTATCGTCTTTAAATTTCTCGGTTAGGTTAAGTCTGTCACTTAGGTTGTGTGTTATCTTCCTTTTTAATGTTCCGATTATCGGACTCCAATTCTCTACCGTTAGGTTTGGGACTACCCAACAAGATATCTTAGAGTATATTGATTTTAAGTTTTTTGAATCAACGGTACCATATCCACATTTAAAGTTTTCATTAACGTCTATGTGGATGTATTTTCCTGATTTCATATATGTTCATAATTCTACTGTCGTTTATTGTTACTTCTTTAAGTATAATAAACGTTATCTAATGAGTCAAAGAATATGACATAATAAAGTTCGTTTGGGTGTGTCGTTAATTTTTAGTATATTTATATATTAAATAAATGTACTAAAACAAACTAAATTTATGATTATAATTAAAGCTGGTAAGAATGAATCAATAGAAAGACTATTGAAAAGATATAAACGAAAGATTAGAAACGTAAAACAATTACAATCTATTAGAGATAGGAAAACCTACACTAAACCTTCGGCTACCAAACGGAAACAAAAATCTAAAGCAATATACCTACAACAAAAAAGAAATTCTGAGGACTCTTAAATTAAGTTACTATTCAACTCCTCTAATTTAATCAACGATAGTAAATCATTACCCGAATTAGTTACTTTACCTTCAACTTCCGATATCAAAGAAGATAACTCCTTATTGTCTTTTAATGTTGAGATACTTTCACTAATTTGGTTTTTTAAGTCAATAATAGATTCATTAATTTCTAACGTAGTTAATTTACGATACTTAAGAAAGGATTCTTTTTCAGATTCAGTCATAACCTCAAACTTGTCGTTAAACTTAGAAGTTAAAACATGATTTAAGATTGATTGAGTTACCGGTGAGTAATTCTCTGATAGATTTCTCGATTCAGTTAATTTGTCGACGAAAAACCCTTTTGATTCAATCCTTTCGATTAATGTGTCATACCCTGTTTTATGAACTAAAGTGTCTAAATTTTTAGTATACTCATTTTCATTACAAACAACACTTCCGAAAATAGTTTCTAACTTATTGATGCCTGACATATAATTTTCAGACATTAACGACTTAATCTCATTAACTGCTTCAGTTATAAATTCAGACGCGACTTCCTCACTGGAAATGTATTTATTTTCCATATCGGTATATATGTTAAAGACTTTAGATAAGTCTTTATTTTCGTTTAATACCGACATAAACATTTTTAATGTTTTTTTAAACTCCTCTTTGTTAGAGTAAGTCTCCGATAATTTAGTATAAACTTGATTTCTTAATTTTCCTAAGGTAGTCATATTACAAACTTTTATTATAAATATCTAAAAAATGAGTTAATTACTCATCTAATAACTTTTTTAGTTTATTTTCCATTACGGAAATCTCTCTCTGTCCTTTAGAGAGGTCCAGTTTTGTTGGGTGACCGAAATCTTTATGTTCTAATATTAATGAAATGTCGTCCGTGTTTATAGATTCCCCTAATTCACCCCCCATATCTATAGGTTCATCAGATGTGGTATCGTCCATCGACATATCATTACCCATATCGATATCCCCTTCAGACTCTTCAGAATTTTCACCATCTTCACCATCTTCTATTTCGGACTCAGGTTCCCCATATAATTCGTCTATATTTGAGAATACCCCTGTGGTCTTAATAACCTCCGGTGTTTTTTCTAATTCAGCAGCGATTGCTCGTTCAAAACGTTGTTGTTGTAAGTCTAACTTCACTTCTTCATCGGACATACCTAAAATAGTTTTCTTAGCCCACGTATGTGAAACTGCTGAAATACCATTCCCTGGGTCACTAACCGCGTCTTTATAAAGTAATATCTTTTCTTTCCACGCCTCAACCTTAAGTAGTTCCGACTGTGTTGATGGATTAGTTAACCCTAATGTGAAGTTATTCAACTCATCCTCCATACCTAACATATAAAGGTGAATGATTGCGATTTTATTCAACTCCTGAATCATCGCCTTTTGTATTCTATTTACAGTTCTAGCAAAACGTATATCCTGTAAAGATAAGTTCTTACCATCCGCAACGACATCCTCAAAACCTAAAAACGCTTTTGGGATACGAAGAGCCGCTAATAATTTCTTTTGTATGTACTCTATATCTGCAATCTCAGATAAATTCTGAGCTCCTGGTAGAGTATCTATAGGGTTTGGAGCATTAGGGTCACGAACGGGTATAAAATAATCTTGGTCCACTGCCATTTGATTGTATCGTTGGTCTACATTCCCATTTAATGGGTCAACTACGTTATCTCTCTTAAATTTGTTTGCGATTCTATTAACGTATTGGTCAACATCTTTATCGTCCATATTACCTACGAATACCTTAAAAACTCTTCTTTCAGGTGCTCTCGAAGTTCTATAGATTAACATAGCGTCTTCAGCTAAAACTAATTGTTTCCATATACGTCTAGCCTTTTCTAACATAGAGGTACCGTAAGGTAGTTTTCTATCATCACCTAATAATCTAAAGTGAGCCACTTCCCATACGTTGAATTCCATCATTTTCTCCTTCCATACATACTTAGTCTCACGGGATTCAGATGCGTCAGCAGTATTCCCATGTGAACCACTAATATGCATCCCTTTTTCCACTCTTTCGATTTCGATGTTAGGTAATTGATTACAACCGATAATTCCCTTCTTAGGGTCTAATTTTAGATATACAAAATCATCCCCATATTTACAAGTATTTCTTGTCCACATAGGTAGGTTAGTGTCGATATCTAAAACATTATTAAATAAATCCCCTAAAATCGACTTAATTCTCTTACTCTCAGAATAAATATTTAACATAAATCCTTGTTCTGACATTGTAGTTGCTTCTTCAGCGTAGATGTCTAACGCGGCAGATATTTCAGGAGTGAACTCCATCGACTCATAGTCGTAATATCCCGCCATACGGTTAGGTTCATGATATACCGCTTTCTGATATAACTCACTATCCACCTTTTTCCATTGGTTATTAAGAAACATCGACTGTTGAGCCTGTAACTTTTCTTGTTCGTATTCCGCCTTATCGGTAGTACGAAGTAATTCCTTTTTATCAAAATTATATGTGGGCGTAGGGTCACTCAAGGGTGTCCCACCTTGATTACCATTGAATAGCCCACCTATCCTTTGAAAAACTGTATATTTTTGCTCAGCCATTTTGTTATATGTATATTCAAAATAAGAATAGTCCTTATATAATTATAAGTCAATCTTACTATTTTCTTTTTCCACCACCCATTAACCAAGAATAGTCCAGATAATCTTGTCTAGTCGCTCCTCCGTTACTTCGGTTATGTCCGTTATTATGTAACCCTCTTAATGGGTCGTATGGGTCAGATGTCGGAGAAAATACCCCACCCGGTATCTTTTCCCTACTGGTCACAGTCCAACCTTCTAATAATGCCTTTGTACCTGATTCAGACGCTTTTAATAATGAGAATGAAAATTCCCCAACGTAAATACACATAGCCATTGCCATGATTAAATCATCGTGTTGTCCTTTCATATGGTCAGCCTTCCCATTTATATAAACAAATGTATTCATTTCATTAACTAGTCGACTCGATTTAACCACAAAGTCGTGTCTTAATGCCTCTTCAAATGACGCGACAATTTGAGTTCTTTTAGAATTAAACGATAAACCCGGCATTTTATCCTGAGATTTAGGGTTCCACGACCACTTATCAAATGCACTTACTCCGTCAGTATATAAATCCTTATAACCCATTTCCTGTAATTTCCTCACGGTTGCGACTCCCATCCCACCTGTAATATCGACCACGGTAAATGCGCTATACATCGTACCCCACTTATAACAAATATCCGCCAATTCATCTGGCGGTATTTTACCTAAATACTCCATTACCTGTTCTCTTGTGTCGAAATCTATAATACATATAGATGAAAAATCTTCACTATCCCCACGAGAAACGTCAACACCCATAATATAACGATGACCTTTGATTGGTTCTTTCCATAACCATATCTGACCCGCCATGTATTTTTCCTTTGGTTCCTCAATCATTGTGGTTTTAATTCTTTCGATTGTGTCCGATGGTATAACATTATCCCCCGAACCTAAAAAGTTGTTCTCTAACTCCTGTGAAATTTTACGCTTATCGTATTTAAGTTTTTTAGACATAGACTCAAACCAACTCGAATAAGGTTTATACCCACCAGATACTAACTCAGGGTATTTAGTTTGGTCTAACTCTTTCAATAACACTTCGTTATCATCGTAGTGTTGTCTATTTAACATATAGTGTACTATGTCCTTACATTTCACCCACATCAAATCTTTAGTGAAACGAGGGTCTTTATACCACACCATTTCAGTTATCTTAAAGTCATTCATTCCTGATTGACTCTGAGCGTATATTTCATAATAGATTTTATCAAACCCGTTTGGTGTTGAAACTACTATTACCTTACCACCGGTAGATAACGAAGCCATACAGGCAGCCCAAAAATCATTACCCGCCTCAATATAAGCCGCTTCATCAAAGATTAATATCGTTGGAGTATACCCCCTCAACGCATCCATAGAGGTCGCTACCGATTTAACCTCACTACCATTATTTAATCTAAAGTGTGACTGAGAATCCTTATCCTTAGAGAAACCAACATTAATCCATTCTGGCCATTGAACTAAAAACCCCCTAACCTTATTGGTCATTTCCTTGGCGGTGTCTAATTTATTAGCGATGATTAATATTTTTTCAGGTTTC